GGGTGGTCTACGCGTCAGACGCGGGACGGCGGGATCTATTGATTTTCTTCTTAGAAACGCCACCACTCTCGTTGGTGCCTCCCCTGGGCGAGGAGGTTTTCTTTGGCAAGATGTCGTCGTCGACAACTACTGGCACCACAGTTGGTGTCGCTGGGCGGGGATTTGCACAAAGTGGTGGAGAAAGGAGCGCCTCAACAGATTCGACGGAATCAAGCCATGTGTCAAACATGGCTCTGTCGAATTCTGGGAAGAGACGGTCAAACTCCGAATCCATCCATCCATCATCATTCGAATTTGGATACTGGACAGAGTCGTCGAACTTAGACCACCAGCCTGCCACGCCCAGCGCCTTGCGAGGCTGTCGGGGCTGCAGACTGCACACTTTTGTACAAAACTGTCCGAGGACGGGCGTGTTGCGATCCGTCGCAACATAGCCCATCGATTTCTCAGCCAGTTTTTGCTCAGGCGTAACACCAGACGGTAGACGAACCGTCGTATGTAGCTTGGACAATTGACGGCGGACGTCGCACATACTGTTAAGAGAACCGTGCCAAACCGCTGGTGAATAGTAGCGTGCCAGAAAATTGACTCCTGGTTCGCCTCTTTCCACCACACTCGATTCCAGCACGAGTCCAACCTGCTTTGACGCCCATTCATGGGCATCAACCGGCAGGTCAGCATCCGCTCCATCATCACCAAAGTGGATCCCGATTGATTGCCAGGCTGAGGAGACTTCTCTCCCGGCTTTACGGAACCCAAGGTAAGCCGCGAAAGCGGCTCGCAGAGTTTGGAACACACTCGTTGCCGAGCAGCCCGAGCCGTGACTTGGGCCTTGTTCATAGCTTGTTCCCAAAGGGAACTTCCCTGTGTTGTCGACATTTCTTTTCAACAATTCGTTCAGCACTACACGGTGGCGGGCGAACAGCTTCATGCACACCCCCCGGTCCACGCCGCGTAGTACATGAGTGATCGTTCCGTCCATGCGGTGGAAGTCCGAAATGTTCAAAAATTCTGCCTCAGCGCAGATCTCCACCATCCTTTCAGCTATTTGCAACGGATTCATGCCCGGACCATACCAGCGAAATCGCTTAAGGTGGTTGGACAGAACTAGCGCAAATGTCGCCATTTCCAACTTGTCGGAAT